TCCATCGAGCGAAACCGCATCCAATCTTTCGGGATTTCGAACGGCTCAATGACGTGCCGGCCGGTGCTCCAGCAGTCGAAGAACGCGCCCAGCGTGACCGACCAATCGCCATCGAGCCACGCCTGCACCAGTTCCTTTGAGCCCGACGATCGCAGCCGGCTCTTGTAGGCTTCCACGTCGATGAATTGATTGTTGTCGACCTTCGACGGGATAAAGACGCGCTGCAGCCCGGTCACCGGATCGGTGAGCACCTTGTTGCCGAGCGGCGCCGGATCAATGTAGCGGGCCTTGATCCATTGATGTCCAGGTCCACCAGGGTTGCCCGTTAATCTGATACCGACTGGCACGTTCGCACCAGAGCGCAGCGTCGCCAATAGTTTGAAAATCGGTACCGGTGAGGGAAAGTTGCCGGCTTCCTCGATATAGAGCCTGGAGTAACTGTGGCCCTGATAAAGCTCGGCGTCGGCGTCGCGTTCGAGATAGGCGAACTTCAGCCGCGCCCCGTTTGGATCGCGCCATGTTTTCTCCTGCTCGTTGTAGCTCCACTTGAGCGGCCCGTAAATCATCCGCGACCGCTCGACCGTGTCCATCAATTCGGTGCGGGTTCGCCGCAGCATCAGCCCCGAGGCGTGAACGCCATGCTCGTTGGCATGACGCATGAACTCCCCTAACACGCCATCGGATTTTCCACCGCCGCGCGCGCCTCCAAAGAAAATTTCAAACACCGGACATTCGAGCAAAGCCCATTGCGCCCAGTTTGATCCCGGCGACCATATGGTCTTCTCAGTCTGATCTAGACGTGCGTCCATTCGCTTTGGGTCAGTTTGTGCGTCCATTGCCGTTTGCGGTCGGAGGAGGCAGCGCCGTTAATTCCAAAGGCTCGGGCGTACCATATTTTTTGACCCACTCGTCCTTCGTCAGCACCTTGGGCAACTCCGCGACGTATCTTACATTCACGTCCGCGCTGATCAGTGTACGGGTCAGATCGGGCACCACCTTCTTGAGCAGCACGTCGATCGCGCGCACTTGCGCCATGCTCAGGTCGGCAAGCTTGCGGCCGTTCTTGTCCACTTCACTGAAGATAAATTGGTGCAGGGTATCCACCAGCCGGATCGCCTGGATCTTGGAGCGCACCTCGTCGGGATGAAACTTCATCTGCCGTCGACGTAACAATACTTTACCGCCGTGGGTCTGGCTCGGCATGCTCAGTTCCTTTGCCCGTTATACATATCGAACAGCGATGGTGTCGGAGGCGGGACCGGATCGCCAGTCTTGGGATCAACCCACTTGCCGGTGCGCGGATTAAAGACCGGCTGTTCACTGCTGCCACCCATGGTGCCCGGCGCACCCAGGCCGGTGGCCGAATATGCCCCCACCAGTCCGAGATCGGGGTTGCCGTATTCCACCGACAGTTGCGACAGATCGAGGCCCTTGGACGGGGTCTCGGTTTCTGTTTCTGGCCCGGCCGTCTGGGTCCCCTTGCCGGTGTAGGCGGGCTCGTTGCCCTTGCCGAACGGATCGCCGGACTTGCTGCCGTAGGGCGCCGCACCCTTGTCGTCTGGCGCGGCAGGCGCAGCGGGATAACCCAGCGCCGTCGCCAACGCCTCTGCCTGCGCAGCGATTGCTGCCTGCGTCGCCTCGTTCTCCGACATGGCATCAGCAACAGCGCCGGTGATGCCGACATTGCCGCCCTGATAGCCCTGCTGGCCGCCCTTGCCGCTGCCAACTTGCCCAGTCTGACCGTGCGTACTTTCCGCGGTTTCACCGGTCTGGCCGGTCTGCCCAGTCTGGCCGGTCTGCCCAGTCTGGCCAGTCTGGCCAACTTGACCGACGCTGCCCGGATCGCCACGGCCCTCCGCTGCTGCATCCAAGCCGGCAAAACCGAGCGCACCAGCAGCGGAAGGAGCACCAATCCCGAAATTGCCAAAAGCGCCGCCAGTAAAGCCGCCGGGCGCGCCGATCGCACCAAGGTCGCCCATTTCGCCCGATGCCCAACCGGGAGCACCAAGACCAAAACCGGGCGCGGCCTCGGCCGCGGCGGCAACAGCACCGGCAATACCTTGGTTGCCGCCCTCATAGCCGGTCTGGCCGGTCTGTCCGGTCTCACCGGTCTGACCGCCGCTGAATGATCCGGCCGTGCCTGGACCGCCTGTCTCACCGTGGCCGATGCCGCCAACACCCTCGCCAACGGCGCCGTGATTGCCATAAGAACCCACGTCGCCGACGCTGCCAACACTGCCGGTCTGCCCTCCACTAAAGCTACCGGGCGCCCCAGTGTTGCCGGTGTCGCCGAACCCGCCGAAAGCACCATAGCCGCCCGACATGCCGCCGTGCCCTGCGCCCATCCCGGCGCCAGGACCACCCCCAAAACCAGCATTGCCAATTCCACCGGTCGTGCCAGGACCGCCAGTATAGCCACCGACATCACCCAGCCCGAGACCAGGGGCACCACCAAGAGCGCCAAATTCACCCGTCGACCAGCCAGGATTGCCGCTCACATCGCCGAGCGCACCCCAGCCGACACCCTCGTTGGCTCCTGCCACGCCGGGCGCGCCAACATCACCCCATCCGGCCCAGCCGCCACCGATGCCGGGACCACCAGTGACGCCAGCCGTGCCGGTCATGCCCTGGGCCCCGGTCTGCCCGGTCTGGCCAGTGCCAAAATCGCCAAACGAGCCGCCAAGGCCGCCCATGGCGCCAAAGCCGCCGCCAAAGCCGCCCGTACCCCAGCCGGCGCCAAAACCGCCGCCAAGGCCGGTGCCGGGGCCGCCACCAATGCCGCCGGTCGTGCCAACATCGCCAAAGCTGCCTGTGCCGAAGCCGCCGAGGCCAACCCCAGCTTGGCCGTAACCAACGCCTGCGGTTTCCCCCATATTGCCAGGGCCAGCAGTTTCCCCGCTGATGCCCAGCCCGCCAGGAGCGCCAAGCCCGACGCCGACGCCATAATCGCCCATACCATAACCAGTCGTGCCGTAACCGGGATTGCCGGCATCGAGGCCGCCAAAGTCGCCGGGGCCGCCGGGGGCACCGCCGGGGGCGCCGCTTGGAGCACCGAAACCGACATCACCAAGGCCATAGCCCAAACCACCGCCCGGATTGCCTGCTTGACCTTCGCCCACACCACCAGGGCCGCCAAACCCGGAGGCAAAGCCGGTGCCGGTACCCAAGCCGGTACCGTAGTTGCCCTCGGCACCACTTACGCCTGTGCCAAAGCCGCCAACACCCGTGCCAAAGCCGGTGCCGAAACCAGTGCCAAAACCACCATAGCCGGTATCGCCTGGGCCTCCGGTGCCGAGCCCGCCAGCACCGCCATAGCCCAAGCCGGCCCCACCATAGCCCGTGCCTCCGTAGCCAAAGGCACCATGGCCAGCCTCGCCAGCCGCCCCAAAACCCAAGCCGCCCTGACCGTAGCCGACGCCCTCGCCGATCCCGCCGGGACCACCGCCAAAGCCTGTGCTACCCCAGCCGGCGGCACCCATGCCACCAGTGCCGAGACCGCCGCCTAAACCTTGGCCAGCGCCAACGCCGCCAAAGCCGCTGCCCGCCCAGCCGCCGCCATAGCCAAGACCCGCCGTGTCGCCAAGGCCGGTGCCAGGCCCACCGCTAACACCATAACCCATGCCCGGGCCGGCACCCGGATCGCCAGAAATACCCTCGCCAAATCCACCAAACCCGCCAAATCCGCCAAATCCGCCAAATCCGCCAAACGCGCCGCCACCGGGGCCACCGGGGCCACCACTATATCCAGTGCCACCAATGCCGCCAGGGCCGCCACCATAGGCACCCGCACCGGCCATGCCGGCTGCCGCTGCACCTAAACCCTCGCCGATCCCACCTAGGCCACCTAAGCCGCCGCCGACACCTTCTGCCTCTGCCTCGGCCTCCGCTTCCCCTTCACCTTCACCTTCACCTTCACCTTCACCTTCACCCTCGCCTTCGCCTTCGCCTTCGCCTTCGCCCTCGCCCTCGCCCTCGCCCTCACCCTCGCCCTCACCTTCACCCTCACCCTCACCCTCACCTTCGCCTTCGCCTTCGCCTTCGCCCTCACCTCCACCCTCGCCTTCGCCTTCGCCTTCACCGCCACCTTCACCTTCTCCTTCGCCCTCACCGCCACCTTCACCACCGCCACCGCCACCTTCGCCACCGCCAAAGGTGGTCGACAGCGCAGACAACAGCCATTCGTCCTCATCCCCAGTTTCCCAGGGAGCGGTGGGCAAATCTGTCATGGGGAAACCCTCAGTAGCGGCGATTGCCGATCTGTACCGGCGCGGCACCGTGCTCGGATTGATCTGGGCCTGATGCCATCATGCTGTCGATCACAGCCGCCTCGCGCGGACCGATGGTCGAGCCAAACGGGTTCTTCTGCATCGCGAACACATCAGAAATCCCGTAGCCGCTGATCGGACCCTCGACCTGGGAGCAGGATTTAGTGTCCTCGCCCTCGTAGTACCGGCACACGCCGCAATGCTTGGTCGGCTGGCCGCGACGGTAATTGGCGTCCTGCTGTGACATTTTCATCGCGTCACCCCAATGAATTGCGGTTGCCGCTTATATTTCTGCACATAGGCTTCGTGCGTCCACGCAATGTCGTCAGGAGTGAGCAAGGTATCCACCGCGCTTTCACCGTGGGCGAGCTTGAGTTTGCGCGGCGGCGGAAACGATGGATTGCCGGCAATGATCACCCACGCACCCTGCAGTTCCAGCCCGAAGGATTGCAGCCGTTTAGCCTGCGTTCGCAGCGTCAACCCGGCGCCCACTACGTCATCGATCAGGATCACCGGCCGATCGGGCAGCACCACACCCTCAAGCCAATTGAGCAGGCCATAGGTTTTCTGCGCCTTCTTCACCTCAAAGGCGTTGACTGTCACACCAGACACGAACGCCGCCGCCTGCAGCATGCACACGATCGGCACGCCGCCGCTCTCCACACCGCACAGTTGAAACGGTCGCTTGCGATAGAGCGGCAAGTACTTGTTCCAGAACAGCAGACAAATCCGCCGCATGAACTCCTGATCGAGCGTCGCTACCGGCATGTAGAGTTGCCAGCGCGCGCGCCCGCCACCGAATGAGGTCAGCAGCGCCGGCCCGGGCGGCGAGCGAAACATGCAACGGTGGTCGAGGTAGGCCCGGCACCATTCCAAGGTGGCGGCACGATCCTTGAGGACAGGAGCTACCGGAAACGGCGCACTCATACCACTAGCCCCGTCCAATTCTGTTTGTGGCCGTGCCTGAACGTAAAATCCTCCGCGTTCTTGCTGAAATTATTGAAGGTGAACAGCGCAATCAGTTGCCCGTCGAGGTAGTTCTCGGTGTGCTGGTTTTCCTTCTTGAAGTAGCCGCCGACCTTGTTGACCAGCGTGAAGTAGTTGCGATGCAGCGGAAGCCCTAGCTTCTGCTGCACCCGCACCGCGGCGCGCAGCATGAACGGCGCCGACGCCGCGATGTCCTCCACCATCATGACTGGCACGCCCGGCAGCACCTTGCCGTTGAACCAGTTGTCCAGGCCGTAGGCTTTCGCCTCGCGCCGGGCCGAGAACACATTGAGCTTAATTCCGAGCTTGATGGCCGTAGCCTGGATGGCGGCGCCGATCGGCGGGCCAGACGGCTCGGGAGTGCAAATCTGGAAGATTTGATTTCGGTATATTTCCGCGAAGTGATCCCAGAACAGCAAGCCGATGTTATGGGCAAACTGCGGGTTGAAGCTCGCGCGCCGCAGATAGAATTGGAACGTGTAGCGCCCCTTCGGGTTCTTGCCCGGCAGCATCGGATGCGTTTCGTCCACCCGATAGATCGCCTCGGTGTCGATGTAGTTGCGACACCACTCCCACAATTCCTGCCGCCGCTGGTAGCCCAGGATCATCCCGGCGTGCCTCCACCGCCCCAGCCGGCACCGCCAGGCATGCCCATATTGCCGAGCCATCCCCACGGGCTCGCGCCGCTCGCGCCGGCTTTCGGCGTGCCACTGTAGGTCGCCGGCCCGCCCAGCATCAGCATCTGCAACAGGCTGGGTTGTGGCTGCTTTGCGGGATTGGCTGGCTGATTGGCCGGTTGGCCAGAGGGATTGTCATCGTTGGGCCGTTGCTGCGCCTGCGGCAGCGGCTGCTCCCACCATTGCTTGGGTTGCTGGGCGCGGTCGAACGGCCCCGCTTGCGGGCCCATCATGCCGACGCCCATGCGGGCCATCTGCAGCATCCGCGGATCATAAGGCATCACCGCCTCCTAATTACATTTTGGGTAGCCCATCGACCACAGGTCGGGGGCTTTCAGCGTCCAGTAGCTGTTGAGCGGCAGGTTTTGCCAACCACCGCTATGATCGATCCAGCGCCGGACAAGCGGCGGCATATCCGCATAGAATTGCTGCGTGGCACCCACCATGATGTCACCGTGCTCCGACGAGCGGATGGCATGGAACGCCATGAAAGCACTGGGCGCAATGCAGACGTTTTCCGGCTCTACGTAGGCCATGACCAGCGTACAGGCCGAATAGCAGGGGCCACGGATTTCCACCTTGGCCTTGCGCCGCTGATAGCCGGCAAACGTCTTGCGATGCTCATCCACCAACCCGCCACGGCCGAAGCTGATCACGATCGGCGCCTGCAGCAGATTATTGGACGGCGGCACGATCAGCGGAGTAGCGGTGCCGAGCGTCCATCCCGGCGGTACTGCCGGCGGCGGCATGCGGATCGTGGTGACGCTCATCGGCGTCATTGGCGTTGTTTTCGGGTGAATGCTCTCCTGCCCGAAAGCAACGGAAATACCAAGCACGGTAAAAACGGCGGTGAGAACCTTCATCCTACCCCTCCTGCGTTAACTGGCAGGAGAGCCTGTCACGCCCCGTGACCCAATGCAAGGTTAATTAATTACATTAATTGACACCGGCTCCACAGCGTGTTGTCAATTGCGGGCGGCAAAACCCACCTCCCCGAGGACATCACATGAACAGACTAATCCTCGCAGCCGTCCTGCTGGCGGGCACGGCTCTCACGACACCAGCCAGCGCAGTTCCGGTCAACAATCTAACTATCAGTGTGTTGCCCAACCCAGTGCCACAGTCGAGCAGCAATCCCTGCATCATCTGCGGCACCAGCGCAGGCGGCAATCAACCCGCCAACTTCGGCTATAATGACTTCACGTCAAGCGGCAACCTCACGTCGTTCAATATGTTCAGCACGAACATCATTGGCGGCGGTGCTCTTGCCAACAACGATGAGGTCGATGCAATCCCCTACACCGGGGCGCTGCTGTCGGCCTTTGCCAATGCTGGCGGAAGTTTCGGTGTGGCTATCGACATCAACACTGCCAAGGGCGAAGAAACGCTGACTGCGTTTCAGTTGATCGACCTCGATCTTCCGGTCGGTGACCGGGTAATCTTCAGCTTCCTGGGATCGCTCGCCCTGCCGGACATCAACAACGGCAACGGCAAGGGTGACTATCTGATCACCGGCTTCAACCTCGCCCCCTACATCGGAGACCACTTTATCTTCCGTGCAGCGTGGCAAGGCGCCAGCGACGGTGCGGAGAGCTTCTACATCGTGCCACTGGCAGCGGTGCCAATCCCGGCTGCGCTTCCGTTGTTTGCAGCCGGTCTTGCCGGCCTCGGCCTGCTGGCGGCTCGGCGCAAGAAGAAGACACTCGACGTAGCGGCAGCATAACCAACACGATCGCCGGGACCTCACTTCTTCGGCGATCGCTAGCGGCTCGGCGCCTTGCCGCAAGTTTGGCGCCGGGCCGCGCCTATAGCGGGGACACCATGGCCGACATGATCCTTTTTCCGCTGGCTCTGCTGCTCGGAGCCTATCTGCTGCTCAAGCTTCTTGCGAGGTAGCCATGCCATCAGATTTACTGATAGCCCTCATGGGCTTTGGGTTCACCGTCGTTGTTATCGTCGTTCCTATTGGTATTCGAGCGATCATCCGCCCATGGATAGACTAAAAGCATGAGCGGCGATGTCGTTGTGCTCTGCACCGCACTAGGCGTGCTGTTCATTGCCCTGGTCACCGCCTGCGCCGTTGCCTATGGGGTTTGGCTCGACAACCCGTGAGCAGGCCGGGCACCGATCGGTCCCAGCAATACAGGTCCAGCCATTCTGGCGCCCGATCGCCCGGATTTCCGCCACCTTGGCCGCCCGATCGCCGCGGTACTCCAGCGTCATACCGAGCCGGTGCCGCTTGCAGACATCACAGGTTAGCTGGATCTCGCCATGTGCGGGCGCATCCCAATCCGGTGTATGCGGGTGCCACGCCGCCATCGCCCGCCGCTCGGGTCGCGTCGGCTGGCGCCTCGGCTTGGGCTCCTCCACCACTGGCCGGGGCCAGTGCCTGGCCGCTTTCAGGTCGATCGGTGAAGGATGATAAAGCCGCTCATATGGCTCCCGCTGCCAGACCCGAATACGCGGCGGCAGCGTGCTCAACGAATCGTAGTTGCCCCAGCCATCGGGATGCAACCCCATCTTGCCGGCAACGATCGCCCTGCAAAACTCGGCATCGGCCGCAATATCACGCGCTTCGAAATCCTCTTCAAGGATTGCATGCCAGGGTATGCCGTAGCCGAAGTAAGCCATGCTGTCCACAGCTTGTGTCGGATTTCCGACACAAGCTTGTCACATGCCGTTGCAAAGTGCAATGGAACCTGCCACCGCTTGCTGCGTTGACGGCCGCTGGTGGCCCGATCCTGCCCCTCGCGTTACCAGTAGTCCGGTTGCTGATCGCGTTGCCATCGTGCGGTCGTCCGCCGCTTCGAACCGATGGCCTGATCGGCAAACGCCAGCCAGGGGGTGTCTGGCAGGCCCGTGCGAACCGGGCCACTATCTCAATCCCAATCCTCGCTGTCTGTTCAAAATTGAACATCGGGAACTGTGGCGCATTGTCCTCGCGACCGCGATCCCCGCGGTGGAGGATACCCCCATGGCAACGATGCCAGGTCAGAACGAACAACCCAAGCCCGCCTCCCCGGGAGGCGCCAACGAACAACGCGACCCCAAGCACTCCCGACCGACTGAAACCACCAAGCAGACCATGCCCGGCTCGCCCGTGCAGCCCGGCCAGCAATACGAAACCCCGGAGCCGAAGCGGCGCGAGCCCGAGAAGCCCGCGGACGCCAAGCGCGCGCCCGAGCATGAGCCCGGCTTTGAGGCCAAGCACCAGAAGGAGGCCGGCAAGCAGGACGACGCCAACCGGCGGTCACAGGCCGACGACAGCAAGGCCAAGATCGACGCCGATCACGACGAGGACGCCCTCCACACCCAGAAGGCCAACCGCACCAAGGCGTCGGCCTCCAAGCAGCATGTAAAGCGCGGCCGCCCGGCCAAGAGCAAGACCAAGGTCCGCAAGCACAAGTAACCGGACCGACGGGCGGCTTATGTACCAGGCGCCCGTCGGCCGCTAACCCGACCGTCGCCAGCGCGAGGAGGTCGCACATCGGTCGGCGCTAGTTCGGGATGCTCGCGCATCAGCGCGGCGAGCAGCGGATCGAAGCCGCTCCATTCGGTCGAGGGCCGACCGTCATAGTCGTAGTGGTACTCGTAGTGGCGCTCGGGCATGGGCTCACTCGAATGTCCACATATCTCGCACCAGCCGTCGTGTCGCCTTCCCGCCCCCTGGCGTAGATGGCAACACTTCCGGCATGAAATACTCGATCCCGATTGCTTCCATCGGTCGTTTGCCGATGGCGACCTTGATCATCGCAATCGCCACCTCTGCATCGAGGTAATACATTTCACCGCGGGCATGAATTCTGGTTGCCCGTAACTTCTTGTGGATTGCGCGCTCGACCCTTGGCGCGTCCGTTTCCGCCATCCAGAAGCAGCAAATCAGCGCCGCCGGCCGCTCATGTCCTACGAGGAGCGCCTTGATGCGCTCCTGTGGATTTTTGGAATAGCCGATTTTGACAATGCCATCGGCAAGCTCGATGACATAGACGGCGGTTTTCCCGGGAAATGGAGGAGGCTTTGCGCCTTGGATTAAATTGCCGCTGCCGGCATATCGAGAGCCGAGCTTACGAGGTCGGCCGCGCCGATTGACCTTGAGCGTCATACTCCGATCCTGCATTTCCACGGGGAACCGATTTGTTCCGCGTTGTCAAGCCAAGACTTTCCGCTAGCGCGTCCAATCCACAGCGCAGCACCGGCAAGCCCCATGCTGGGCACGGCACATCCCAGCAGCACACCCGCGCCGTGATCTGGATTTCTACCGAATTCAAAGCGTTCACTGACCGTTCCCAGGAACGCTTGGCAAGCTCGCAGGCGCAATTTCGCTGGTCGTGGGCTGTGGGACACCCGCCGCAGGGATTTCCGCGCCCATGGCCTCGCTGCGGGCTCCTGGGACCGTCAAGCGTGGCCAGGTAGGCTCGCCACTGGGCGGCGTAGCGTTGGCCGGCGAGGTATTGGAGCGCGCTGATCTGACTGCGGAGGACCATCCGGCCCAATTCGCTTTCGGCCGCCGCGTCAACCGCACGATCTCCAAGGCCCTTGCGGTGTGGCTGCGACGCCGCCACGACCGCCGGGGAGGTGGCTGGCTCATGGTTCGCCCTCAGGTTTCCGTTGCGATAGCGATGGCCCGGCTTCCTCGGCCTGCCCTTGCGGCGCCGCTTGCTCGCCATTGCCTGCCCTCATGGCGTCGACTTGCTCAAGAACGTCTGCTATCTGATTTGCAGATGGCTTGCCAGAAAAGCTATCAACATTTTTAATAGCCTTCTTCATTTGGGCGCTGTCCTCCTTTTGTTTCTGTCTCTCTATTTTACCGGGGGAAACCTTCATG